CGTCAATACAGAATGAGCAATTTCAAGTACTGGTGCAGCTTGCCGGCATGCAACCCGGCCTCATCCCGCCCGAGGTGCTCATCGCGGCGTCAGGGCTGCGCGACAAGGAAATGCTGCTCGAGCGGCTTAAAGAGCACCAGCAGGCGATGGCGCAGAAGCAGCAGAAAACGGAACAGATCGGTGAGGCGCACGCCCAGGCCGACATCCAGGGTAAGCAGGCCAAGGCGGCGGCCGACTTCGCGCTGGCGCAGGAGCGCAAGGTGAACAGCGTGCGCGGTGTGCACGGCATGCACGCCGAATACAGCGCACCGCCCTACGGCGAGCCATACACGGCGGACAACGCCGCACAGCCGCAGTCGCCGCCCATAGACCCCACACAACCCTCGCCACAGATGGCAGCCGCACAGCAGATGGCGGACCTCGCCAAGACGCACGCCGAGATCCGCAACAAGCAGGCGAGCACGGCACTGACGGCAGCCAAGATCCCGCAAACCGCGCACCAGACGTTGAACACCATGATCCAGGCCGATCGCCTGGCGCGCACGCCAATACCAAGGCCCGCAGCGCCCACCGCACGGTAACTCCGAGGACAACATGGCTACAGAATTAGAGACATTCCTCGCCAGCGAGGCAGGCGACAACACGCCCGCGCCACAGCCCGCAGAGGCGCCGCCACCGGCTCCCGAGCCAAAGCCGGAGCCAACGCCCAAGGGGACGCCAGAGCCGGCTAAGGAGGCCAGCAAGGCCGAGCCAGAGCCGGACGACGCCGAGCCGCCCTCTGCGCTCGATGGCGAGCCGGTCATCCCGCGCCGTGCCTACGAGGACGAGCGGCGCAAGCGGCAGGACTGGAAAGAACAGGCCGTCCGCAACAAGGAACGCGCCGAGCAACTGGAACGGCAACTGGAGGAGGCCAAGCGAGCGCCGCCGCCACCGCCGCAGCCGGTCTACCGCGCACCACCGCCCGATCCGAACACCGACCCCGCCGGCTATCAGCAATACGCCCAGCAGGTGGAGATGGAGCGCGAGGTTAACCGCAACCTCAATTACTCCGAGTGGCTGCTGCGCGATAAACTGGGCGATGAAGTCGTGAGCGGCCTGCAGCAAGAGTTCAAGGCGATGGCCGAGCAGGATCGGTCGCTGTTCGAGAAAATGTATAGCCAGCCGCATCCGTATCGCTGGATGCAGCAGCAGGTCGAGAAGCACCGTGCCATGCGGGAAATAGGCGACAATCCGGCGGAGTACAAGACCCGCATCGAGGCCGAGGCACGCGCCAGGTGGGAGGCAGAAGCCAGGGCACCGGCCGCGCCTGTGTCACCCGCCGCCGGCATGCAGCCCAGCCTCGCCACCGCACGCAGCGTCGCAGGACGCACCACGCCCGGTTGGACCGGAGAGCCGAGCCTCGATGACGTGGTTTCTTCGATACAGAACCGCAAGCGCAGCAACGGCACAGTCGGGCCTAGGTTCTAGTCGGTTCGGGCGAAGGCTCCATGAAGGCGACGCACTAGTGTGTCCCTAACGCTCTGTGCTTCTTTCAGATCGTAGAACCATCCGCCGAAATGGCTTTGTTTATCCACCATGACGCGGACGATCCACTGGTTGCGTCTAGCGTTGTAGGAAATGCCACGGATGCCTGTTGTGCTGTTGCGCCCTACTCGCCGGTTCTGCGATCCCTCGTTTCTCGATGCAGGCCGCAGGTTGCGCCATGTGTTGTTAGATGGATCGCAATCAATGTGGTCTATTTCGGCTGCTGGCCACTCGCCGGTCATCCACAGCCATGCCAGTCGGTGAGCACGGTAAGGCAGTCTGTGGACGTTGATGTAGATGTAACCCGTGCCGCTGACTGAGCCGGCGGGCTTCCCTGCGAATGTAGCGTTCCACCATGCGTTGTTGGGCCGTTCTTTCCACCAGAAAGCGCCGGTCGCCGGAATGTAGTCGAGCACGGCTCGGAGTTGGTCCGCAGTGAGCGGATCGTTTAGACGAGGGGCAACCATGATCTGCGGTCCTTCGCAGTGAGTGGCCAGAGACCCAGAGACCGCCTGCAAGCGGTCTGGGTCTCGCTCCTCATACCACGAAATTCGCGGCTTTGAAGGCGCAATAGCGCCATCGCTGCGCATACCTGCCGCCGGGGTTAATCGGGCGCAAGGGCCTGCCGCCGAGGCTATCGGGCGCGATGACAGTCATCAACTCTAACGATGGAAGTCAGCCCTAATGGCGGACATGAACGTTACGGCAGCGAGACCAGGTCTCACGCCGATCCAATGGAGTTCCGACTTCTGGGTAGAATACCTCAGAGAAAACCAGTTCAGCCCATACTTCGGCACAAGTATGGACGCGATGATTCAGCTCCAAACCGATCTAACACGCAAGCCAGGCGACTCTGTAGTGTTCCCGACTGTGCGTAATCTTGTCGGAGCGGGAGTTTCCGGGAACACGGTACTTGAGGGCAATGAGGAAATACTCAACGCCCGCAGCCTGAAGGTGGCGGTGTCCGTCATCCGCCATGCCGTCGCCGTCTCACAGTGGGACGAGCAGAAGAGCGTCATCGATCTGCTGCAGGCCGGTCGCCAGGTGCTGAAGAACTGGGCCGCCAACAAGCTGCGCGCGGACATCATCACCAGCCTCGGTGCTATCACGGCAGACGGCGATGTGCAGCTCACCTACGCGGCAGCATCCGCAGCACAGCGCAACACCTGGCTCACCAACAACGCCGACCGGGTGATCTTCGGTGCCAGTAAGAGCAACGCGGTGTCCAACGTGTACGCCACCGCGCTGACGACGATCGACAACACCGCCGACAAACTCACCGCCGCGCAGCTCACGCTGGCCAAGCGTATCGCGCGCACGGCTAACCCGAAGATCCGGCCAATCCGGGTCAGCGGTGACGAGGAGTGGTACGTGGTGTTCGTGCCCAGCCTGCCGTTCAGAGACCTGATGCAAGACCCCACCATCGTCAACTCGCTGCAATACGCGTGGGATCGTGGTCGCGACAATCCGCTGTTCACAGCAGGGGACATCTTGTGGAACGGGCTGATCATCCGTGAAATCCCCGAGTTGCCAGTCGTGCCTGACGTGGGTGCCGGCGCTACGGTGGATGCAGCGGCGTCATACCTCTGCGGTGCGCAGGCCATCGGCATCGCATGGGCGCAGCGGACGAAGGCGATCACCAACGAGCGTGATTATGGCTTCTTCAGCGGCGTTGGCGTGCAGGAAATCCGGGGCGTGTCGAAACTACGCTTCGGCGTTGATCCCACCGTTGACCAGACGAAACCGGTGGACAATGGGATCGTGACCATCTGGAGCGCGGCAGAACCCGACGCGTAACGGGTAATTACAGGAGGCTCGTGAGGGCCTCCTCCTTCCCTACAGGGAGACTTTCCATGGCCGACAAGAAACACGACGACGACGAGCGGCGCCCAGGCGTAGGACCGGCGGCACGTACGCCGCACGAGGACCACACGCCACGCCAGGAAGAGGCGGCACGCCGCGAGGAGCAGCACGCAGGTGGCAGGGCACGCCGGCAGCCGTTGTCAGCAGAGTCCAAGGCGGCGGCAGAGAAGCAGCAGGCCGAGCTACGGGCGGGCTGGGCGGCTGCCAGCATCGGCGCGCAGGTTGTGCTGGACTTTAACGAGGACGGCTCCCTGGGCGCCCGTGGCGGCGCGGATGGCACCATCGAGGGCAATACGATCGCCCGCGATACGTGGCTGGGCGAGATGGGCCTCGATCCGGTCGATTGCAGCGGGCCGCCGCGTCCGCGCATGCAGGACGAGATGGTGCAGCGTGAGGCGCCTCCGATGCCAGATGCGCGTGCCACCAAGGTGAGCAGCCTGGCGGCCGGCATCAGCCAGGGCATGGCGGCGTCTGACGACAACGCACGGCGGGCACACCGATGAACGACGAGCGCGAGCGCGACATCCATCGCAGGCCTGCGCCTCCAGTGCCGGAGCCGGTGATCCAGGGTGCCCGCGATGCCAGGCTGGCGGAGCCACCGACGCAGGAGGACTTCGCCGGCACGATCGGCGCGCAGGTCGTGCTACCGCCGGATAGTGCGGCCGCAGCGGGTGCCAAGGGCGTCTACCCGACCATCGTGGAGAACACGCTGCTGCGAAATGCGGGCTACGAGGAGATGGGCCTCGATCCGCAAGACCCGAGCGGCGAGGTGACCGATCCGGACGTGCCGCCGGAGCCACCTGGTGGTGGCAATGGCGGTGGGTCAGAGACAGCGCCGGTTAACACCGCTGTGCCAGCCGTCACACAGTCCGGCACGACACTGTCCTGCACCATGGGCATCTGGACCGGCGAGCCGACATCCTATGCCTACCAGTGGAAGCTCGATGGTGTGGACGCCGGTACGGGCACGGCCGACTACGCTGTGCAGGCCGGTGATGTGGGCAAGTCGGCGACGTGTGTGGTCACGGCGACCAACGCGCACGGCTCGACCGCCGCACCGCCATCGGTCGGCGTGGTGATCACCTGATGGCAACGGTCGCGCAACTGGCAGAGCGGGCGCTGCGGCGGCTCGGTGTGGCCGTGGTGCCGGTTGCCGACCGTCCGGCGCTCAATACCAAGGTGGCGCCAGGCGACATCGCTACCAACGCGCTGATCGAGCTGGGCGTCATCGCCACCGACGAGGTGCCGACCGAGCATGCTGTGGTGGTTGCAGTCGATACCATCGCCACCACGGCGCTGACCAAGTTGGGCGTGATCGCATCGGACGAGACGCCGAGCACCACCGACCTGGCACTAGCCCGTGCTGCCGTCACCGCAGTCCACGATGCCCTCGTGGCGCAGGGCAGCGTCGAGTGGTTGAGCACCGCAATTACCACGGCGGTGGCCGAGGAGTATGCGGGGCTGGCTGTGCTGCATCTGGCGTCCTCGTTCGGTAAGACCGGCGATCCGCAGATGCTGCCGTTGCTGGAGGGGCGCATTGCGGCGGTGTCGCGTGTGCAGCGGGCGTATAACCTGGCACTGAGCAAGGTGACACAGGTGCAGGCGTCCATTGCGTCGCAGGCGAATGTCACCTGGGACAACACGGGCGTGCCCACGGCGATTGCCGAGGAATACACGCGGCTCACGGCGATGCAGTTGGCGTCGAGCTTCGGAAAGCAGGTGGACCCGCAGATGCTGGCGGTGTTCGAGGCGCGGGCGCGGCGCATGGCCATGATACTGGCAGGACCGGCGTCGGCCGAGGACGCGGTGCAGGCGGTGCATGACGACCTGGCAGCGCGCGGGCTGGCTCGGTGGACGACATTCGATATACCGCCGGGGGCTGATCTACCGTACGAGATGCTCGCGGCGAACCGGCTGGCGCCGCTGTTCGACAAGCAGGCCGATCCGAACGACGAGCTGCTGGCGCGGCGCTCGCTGGTGCAGATCGTGGCATTGGGCACTAGCGGCGAGCGTGTGCGGGCGAGCTACTTCTGATGGCGGACGGTCTGACATTCAGCACCGTGGCGTGCCCTGAGACGCCGGACGACGGGCTGGTGTTCGGTGGTTTCCCGCAGCCGCCGGAGATACCGCCAGACCCGACCGGCGAGAACTGGCGCGGACCTCCGGGGCCACAGGGCATTCCCGGCCCACCTGGACCGCCGGGAACCGGTGCACCAGGCCCTGCTGGACCCGCAGGGGCACCCGGCGCGGACGGTGAGGATGGCGCTACAGGGCCTCCAGGACCACAGGGTGAACCCGGCCTGCCTGGAAGTGCGGCGGACGCGGGCGCTGTCACCGATGTGGCACCGCCTGTCTCGCCGATCGACGGCGCGCTGTGGTGGGACGCGACCAGCGGCAACCTGTTCGTGTTTTACGATGACGGGACGAGTACGCAGTGGGTGCCGGCGACCAGCACGGTCGCGATGCCGGCGCCCCGCAACAAGGCGCGCCTCCAGGCGCAGTGGCAGAACGCGGCGGTGGTATCGGACGATACGGTCTGGCTGTGCTTCGACACGCCCTATGCCGGGACCATCAACGGCCTGACGTACTTCACCGGCAACGGTAGTTTCATCGTGTCGATCCAGATCAACGGCGTGGCGGTTACGAGCCTCGGTGCCATCGCCGTGCTGTCTGCCACGCCGGCAACCACGGCTGCGTCGGGTTTCAACACCTTCAGCGCGGGCCAGCGCATCACGGCGGTGCTCACCGGCTCGACCGGCGCACCGACTGATGCGCTGTTGTCGCTTGCTGTTACCTGGAGCTAGAGCATGGCGTGGTCGTTCTCGGACTCGTTCGATTGCTACGCGGCGATAGGTGATGCACTCAACGGGTATTGGGATAGCGGCACGACTGCGGCAACCGTCTTTGCGGCTGGACGGTTTGCTGGAAGTCAGGCGATCAACTTTGCCAGCAGTGGCAACTTCATCGTTAAAAGCAGCGGCGTGAATGATGCTGTGCATCATATGGTTGTAGCATTTCGGCAGACGGGGACAGTCACCGGATCAACACTCTCCTCATACTTGGAACTGTTCGATGCCACGACCGCGCAGTGTTCAGTTGTGTTCCGTTCGGACGGCGCGATCCTGCTAACATCAGGTGGCCCCGCAGGCACGGTGCTGACGACATACACTGGCGCGTTCCCAGCGAGCAACACATGGTATGCGTTTGAGATCGAGGTGTTCATCTCAAACACTGCCGGTTACATGAACGTCCGCAAGAACGGCAACCCAGTCAACGACTTCACATCAGCGACTAACTTGGACACCCAGAACAGCGCCAACGCTTACGCGAACAAGCTGCAAGTCGGCATGAATACCACTTACACCCAGACGTTCGACGACCTCTACTGGCGCAGCGACGCATCCTCCGTTGCATGGCTCGGTGACATCAAATGTGTCGCACGCGCACCCGCGTCCGATGCGAGCGTGCAGTTCTCGCGGACACCGACGAATAATGTGCAGACGAACGGTGCGATCCTAACCACTACTGCGCTCACTAACGGTGTCGCCAAGTATTCCTCATTTACTGCCGCTTATGATGGCACCATCGGCACAGTGACAGTTTCGCTAGGCGCAGGATATACCGGTAATCTGAAGTGTTCCATGTTTGCCTCATCGGGTAGCGCGCCCACCTTGGTGCTCGGTTCAGCAACTACGGTTACCAATCCGGCAACTGGCTCCAACACATTCACGTTCGGCACTCCGGTCACTGTAGCTAAGGGAACGCAATATTGGATCGGCTTCGATAGCGATACGACATCTGGCACATACAACATCATCACTGGCTCGACCGGCATCCAGACTACGACAGCTTATGCGAGTTTTCCGGTTGCATCACCGGGCAGCCCAAGCGGCATTGGGGCGCCAGTTATTTCAGTGACCATCGCTACCAGCGGCAACTTCACCGTCGTCAACGAGGCACAGCAGGACGCTACTAGCAGCTACGTCTATGACAGCGTGCCAGGACATGCCGACTTCTACACCATCGCACCCATCGCATCGACACCGCTCACCACATTCGCCGTCACCACACGCGCATACATGATCAAGTCCGACGCAGGCACACGCACGGCTGCGGTGCAACTCAAGTCGGGCAGCAGCACGGTTGCGTCACCGACCGTTGTGCTCACACCGAGCAACTGGCAGTGGGCGTGGCGTCATGACACGCTCGATCCGGCAACTGGTGCTGCATGGACCGCTGCGGCAGTGAATGTTGCACAGGTTGGTCCTGTGGTGATCGCGTAGCATGGCCAACACCTCATGGTCCACGACTGACAAGACCGCCAGTGCCACGCTGTCGAACAGCAACCTGACGATAACCTCGGCGTCCAGCGCGCAGGGTGCGCGAGGAGCTGACAGACAGGTTGCCGGTCAGTTTTACTTTGAGATCACACCAACATCATGGACAGCGGGTGGCGCAGTCGGTGTAGCCAACTCGCAGGCGACGTTCACATCTTCGACGCTGAACTCGGCAACGGTCGGCACCAACGGCAACATCGTCGTCAATAACGTCAACACTGGTGTTACGCTTGGCACCATTGCAGCCGCCAGCACGGTCGGTATCGCGGTTGATCTGACCAATCGGCGCATCTGGTTCCGCATCGCGCCATCTGGCAGCTGGAACGGCAACGCAGGATACGCGCCAAACACAGGCGTCGGTGGCGTTGACATCAGCCCCGCAGGTGGCGTTGGCATCCCGCTGCATCCGTTCGCCTATATCCAGGCGAACCCACAGGTTTACACCGCCAACTTCGGTGACACTGCGCTCGTCGGTGGAGTGCCAAGCGGCTACACGAGCGGCTTCACCGCAGGCGCATCTGTTCCCACCAACGCACTCGCATCGCAGGCACTGGCCGAGCATTGGCTGACGACCGATCCGCAGGCACAGATCACGCAGGTTATGGCCGAGCATTGGATGAGCGTCAGCACCACCGGCCTGCAAGCCGTGGTCACACAGGTGATGCTGGAACACTGGATGAGCGTTGCCGTGGTGGTCCCGGCTGCCGGTGGGCCACAAGTCACGATGATAGGGTGAAGCATGCTCGACTTTCCCGGTAGCCCTGCCATCAACGACGCATGGACCGCTAGCAACGGTGCCACGTACACCTGGGACGGCACCAAGTGGACCGTATCGGGCAGCGGCACCGGACCGTACCTGCCGCTCGCTGGCGGCACGATGACCGGGGCACTGGCGCTCGCCACCGATCCCACGACCTCGCCGCAGGCTGCCAACAAGCACTACGTGGATCAGAGCATTAACCTGGCCGGCAACTACCTCGGTACCGGGTCGGTCGCTGCCAACACCCCCAGCATCAGCGCGGGCGGCGCTATCTCCAACGCCAACTACGTCGCCACTACGGTTGTCCCGGCGACGCCAGAGGTGGTGCCTGTAGGCGTGCCTGGGATCGCCGGCCTGACGGTGGGCAACGGCGACCGCATCATCTGGGCGTCCGGGCCTAACGTGTGGCAGATCCTGCGCAATGCCGGCGTCACGCTGGCGGCGGCTGACGCACGCTACGTGGCGCTGGGCGGCTCGACCATGACCGGCGCCCTGACGCTTCCTGGCAACGCCGGCAGTGCCCTCCAGGCCGTGCCGTTGCAGCAGGTGCCGGTGGCATCGAGCACAACGCCTGCGATGGATGGCACCGCGACCATCGGCGCGGGCACGACATGGGCGAAAGCGGATCATATCCACCCGACCGACACGTCGCGCGCCTCCCTAGCTGCCGTGAATGCCGCCGCAGCAGCAGCAGCCAACAACACCGGGCGCAACCGCCTGCACAACCCGCGCTTTAGCATCAACCAACGAACCTATGTCAGCGGCGCGGCTTTGGCGGCTGGGGCATACGCGCACGACCGGTGGAAAGCCGGCGCCGCCGGTTGCACGTACACGTTCACCCAAAGCCAACCGGGCACCACGATCACGATAACAGCCGGATCGTTGCAACAGATCGTCGAGGCGATGGCCATTGAAGGCGGCACTTACACGCTGTCGTGGACAGGAACGGCGCAGGGGCGGGTCAACGCCGGGGCCTATGCGGCTAGCCCGGTGACGGCAGCCGGACTGGCCGTCAATACGGCGATCACTGTCGAGTTCAATGCCGGTACATTGGCTGGCGTGCAGTGGGAACTCGGCAGCGTGGCCACGCCGCTGGAGAGGCCGGACCCGCAGCAGGATCTGGCGAGATGTCAGCGGTTCTTTCAGGTCGGACAACTCAATTTCACCTCGTATGCAACAGCCGTCGGCCAGACCGTGGTCGCCTCATCCCTGGCGCCGGTGCCATTCAGGTCCAACACCGTCACCTTTGTGATTACCGCAGGCACCAATACCAACCTGGGCACATCGACGCTGACTTATAACGGGTTCGCAATCGGTTGTTCTGCCGTCAGCGCAGCGGCGAGCATCTGCACCATCAATAGCGTCTACACTGCCAGCGCGGATTTATGACATGCAGCAATCCATCACCCTGCCGTATCTGCGCACCTCGCCGGTCCATGTGCCGCGTCGTGACCTCGTGCTGTCTGCGTCCGATAGTCTGCTGCTCAACGTCGCCGTGGTGGAGCGCGATCACCCATCATCTTCGGCGCTTATCCTGACGACGGATGCCTGTGGCCCGTCGATGCAGCTTGTGCTGTGGAATGAGAGCGACCGGTGGAATACCTGCTGCGATTACGAGCGTCCTGGCACGGTCTACGGCACGGTGCTGCGGTCGGTCACTGGCCACCCTGGAGACGCGGTCGGCTCGTGGGACTTCCACATACCGACCGGCACGTTCGCGAACTTCCCGCGTCGGTGCGGATGGACGATCCTGCTGCTCTGGAACGATGGCACGTCCTCGTCGGTGCTGGCGCAGGGGATCGTGTCGTTCCTGCGGCCGTTCGTCCAAGGCGTGCCGCTCAGTGCCATCCCGCCCGATCCTGATATTCCGCCGGTTCAGCCAGGCGCGGGGTCGCTGCTGGACCTGGTCACCTCCGACACGCTGCGGCCCATGCTGGCGTCTGTAACCCTGGATCAACTGGAGACATCGTAGCCATGTCTGGCACTGACATTCGCGTTGCTGACCTGCCCGATCTGGGCGCTGTCACCGACGCCTCGTCCATCGTGGCCGACGTTGCCAGCGGCACGGGGCGGTTCTCGGCGCTGGCGGTGAAAGCCTATTGCGCAGTAGCTACACTGCCCGATGCACCGTTCACCAACACGCCATACGGTCGCCAGAATGGCACATGGACAGCGGTGGTGTCCGACGCCCCGTCCAACAATGTGTCCTACGGCCGGCGTAATGCCACATGGGCGGTTGTCGTGCCGGAGGCACCGCTGACCGGTGCCACGTTTGGCCGCGTCAATGGCGCGTGGACCGAGGTGCTGCCGACAACCGGCGGCGCCATCAACGGCAATATCTCCACAACCGGCAACGTCCTGGTCGGCGGCGCAACCTATTGCCAGACCATTTTGTTGTCATCGACCAACAGCTACGAGTGGAAGTTCTACATCCAGGCCGGCACCGGCAATCATCTGCAGGAGCATTCCGGCGGGTATTATGATATGTGGGAGCACGCTGGCGGTGCGCGCGTGTGGGTTGCAGGCGGCGCCGCAATCATGAATCTAAGTGCGGCCGGCGTCTTATCGACGCTGAACTATGTTCAGGCGCCGGAGTTCTGGAGTGGCGCGACGGCCGGACAGTTCGGTTTCGCGGCATCGCCAGGCGGGCGCATCTTTCAGTTCAGCCCAGGATTCTACTGGGCATACACGACGGCCAACGCGACGTTGGAATGGACCGTTAGCAACGGGCCGTTGTGGGTCATGCGGGCCAGCGATGATTTTTGCTTCAATGCGCAGGGTCCGGTCGGCGGCGTCGGCGCTTACATCAACTCGTCCGACCGGCGCGGGAAAACAGGCATTATCCCGACCACCAAGGGCCTGGCCGAGATCCTGCAACTCCAGCCCGTCGAGTTCGACCGGCTCGATCCCACGACTGGCTCGCACGCCGAGATCGGCTTTGTGGCCCAGGACGTGCAGCCGGTCGTGCCCGAGGCGGTGTGGACCGCCGGCATTCCACTGCAGGACGGCTCCGGTGGGTTGGAGAGCGGCGATCCGACGCTCGGGCTGTCGAGCGAGACCATCACCGCCATCCTGGTGAACGCGATCAAGGAACTGAATACACGCATTGCAGTGCTCGAGGGCGGCACGCCCTGATGTCGGACACCGCCGCCGCGCTGCAGAAGGCACTCGCGCCCAAGACCGGCATGCGGCGCATTCCGTTTCCGTTGGAGAGCTACGAGCACCCGTCGCTGCCGCTGTCGGCTAAACGCTTGATCAACCTGATGGCTGAGAAGCAACCGGACGACGCGCGGGTGGCGGCTGCGCTGGTTTCGACGCCGGGGCTGGTGGCGTGGGATGTGGCGCACGGTGGGACTGGCCCGGTGGGTGCGGGGCCGATCCGGTCGATGAACGACGACCAGCCAGGGCGCGTCTACATCGTCAGCGGAACCCATGCCTATCGGCTCTACTTTCCGCTGGTTGGTGGCGTCGTGGTGGACGACCTGGGCGATGTCGGCACGGCCGATAGCGGCGCCGGCCCGCACAACACCTTTGTGACCATCGCAGCAGGACCGACCGCTGTTGTTATCTGCGTGCCGCCGCGTGCTTACACCTGCGGCCATGATCCTGGCGTGGTGCTCGCCGAGATCGGTGGCGACGTGTTTCCAGGCGCCACGTCGGTTTGTTATGTCGATGGCTATTTCGCATTCAGCAAACCCGGCAACACCGCCGAATGGTTCATCAGCAGGCTGCTCGACCCCACCGACTTCGATGCGCTGGATTTCGTGTTCTCCGATGCAGTGCCGAATGCGGTGCGCCGGGTGATCGGCCATCGCGGTCAGGTGTGGACGATCGGTGAGAGCGGGTTCGAGATCTGGTACAATGCCGGGACGGCGGACTTTCCGTTCCGGCGGATGTCGGGCGGTGTGGTGTCGGTCGGCACCACCGCGCCGATGTCGGTGTGCAGGACACAGAACAGCATTTTCTGGCTCGGCAGCGACGGGATTGCGTATCGTTCGGAGGGCTATAATCCTGTCAGGATCAGCACCCACGCCATCGAGGCTATCATCGGTGTCAACGTGGTCGGGCTTTACGCGCTGACGCATCCGTATCGCGGACATTGGTTCTATGCCCTGACAACGTACGATCAGTCGCGCACGCTGGTGTTCGATGTGGCGACTGGCGTCTGGCACGAGCGGGCCACGAGCACTGATGGTTCTGGACCGTGGAAAGCTGGAACGGCGGCGGTGGACAATAACAGCATCAACATCTTCGGCGATCGCACGACCGGCGTGCTCTATGTGCTTGAGATGCAGGCGGCGGATGCGGGTGTGGCGGTGCTGCGGCAGGCGACGTTTCCGCCACTGTGGGCCGAGACGCGGCGGGCGTTCTGCGTGCGTGTCGAGGTCGAGATGGAGGTGGGCGGCGCGGCTACGCCAGGGGCGCTGACGCTGGAATGGAGCGACGATGGCAGCAGGACGTGGGGACCGACGCGGACGCTGTCGTCCGGCACGACGACCGAGCTGCGGCATCGGGTGTTCACCACGCGGCTAGGGTCGTTCAGGCAGCGCACGTTCAGGCTGAGTAGCCACGGGTTGACCCGGCTATTCGCCGTCGATGCAGACATCCAGGCTGGGGCGCACTGATGCCGGCCAACCCGCGCATTGTCGAGCCGCCGTTCTACGATCCGCCGCTGGCGAACGATCCGGCCGGGCAGCAGCAGCACTCGCATGCCTGGATCATGTATCACCAGGACGTGGCAGACCGGCTGACGGCGCTGCATGCGGGCGTGGTGGACGGCTCCGACGCGGAGGCTGGCGACGTTGGCGAGCACCGCACGGCGGCTGCCAGCATCGGGCTGGGCGGCCTGGCGTCGAACGTGGCGATGGACATCGTGGCGCTGGTGTTGCCGGCGGGCGATTGGGATGTGCGCGGCAGCGTGCAGTTCGGCACGACGGCGGGGCTGACGGGCGTGCGGGCGTGGATTGGCCTGGCACCGGCCACACTGGATGCCAGCGGTGCCTCGGCGGTGTTCCTGCAGGGCGGCACGACGCTGATCGCGGACGGCACGCAGCTCCAGGCGGGGCCGGTGCGCGTGACGTTGAGCGGCACGGTGACGGTGTACCTGGGCGCGTCGGTGCGGTTTACGAGCAGCGCGGCCTCGGCTGGCGGGGTTATATCTGCGAGGCGGATGCGGTAGCGGCGTGCTACTCATGGAAATGGCGGCAGGGATGATCCTACCGCCATAACCGTGGAGGCAACGGGCATGCACACCCGCCAACTCCTGCCTCGGATAGTGATAGCGATCTCGATCAAGATCAAGGTCGCGATTATACGCCGCAGGTAGGGTTCGGGGCCAGCTTCGGCTGGCTCCGTTCCCCGGAGGGGTGATGCCACCGCCATTCGTTGTCTTCGCCCTGCCGCGCAGCCGCACTGCCTGGATGGCGCGTTACCTCACATACGGCGGCTGGGAATGTGGCCACGACGAAATACGGCATTGCCGCAGCCTGGAGGACGTGCGGGCGTGGCTGGGCCAGCCTGGCGTGGGTAGCGTGGAGACAGCCTGCGCGCCTTGGTGGCGCATGTTGAGGACGCTCCAGCCTGATGCGCGGGTGGTGGTGGTGCGGCGTCCGGTGGGCGGCGTGGTGGCGAGCCTCCAGGCGGTTGCGCCAGGGGCGTTCGATACCGGCGTGACGACTGCGGCGATGCACCGGCTGGACCGCAAGCTGCAGCAGATCGAGCGCCGGGTGCCGGGGTGCCTGTCGGTGGCGTATGCCGATCTGGACGATGAGGCGGTATGTGCGCGGGTGTTCGAGCACTGCCTGGGATTGCCGCACGATCACGCCTGGTGGGCTGCTGTGTCGGCGGTCAACATCCAGGTCAACCTGGCGCACCTCATCCGCTACTACAACGCATACGCGCTGCAATTGAAGAAGCTGGCGGGGTTGGCCGCGCATCGGATACGCGCCGACATGCGACCGGTGGAGCGTGAGTTCGACGGCATGACGTTTCACGTGGAACCGTTCAGTGAGTTCGTGCGCGATGCTGAGACGCTGATTGCGGATCACGCCGCAATGGTCGGGCGCAAGGCGGGGCTGGACTTCAACGTGCCGCTGTTCCAGGCGCTGGACGATATCGGTGCGCTGCAGGTTATGACCGCGCGCAGCAATGGCAGGTGCTTCGGACATTTGGTGTCAGTCATCGCGCCGTCGCCGGACGTGCCTGGCGTTACCGAAGGTCACCACACGATGTTCTACACGGCACCCGAGGTGCGTGGGCTGGGCGTGCGGCTGCTGATGCGCGCCAACGATGCGTTGCGTGAGCGTGGGTGTGCGGCGGTGTTGATGCGGGCCGGCGTTGTTGGTTCGGGGCCGACGCTGGGCGCGGTGTATCGCCGGCTCGGCGCAGAGCAGTTTGGCGAACTCTACAAGTTGGGACTGGAGGCATAGATGGGCATCGGTGCGGCAGGCGTTGCGGCGATTGGCGCGGTCGCCTCGGCAGGTGCTGGCATTGCCGGCGGTATCATGCAGTCGAACACGGCTGCGAAGGGTCAGGCGGCAGCGCGGGCGCAGTTCGAGCAGCAGCGCAACGACCTCGGGCCGTATCGCGAGGCTGGGCTGGGTTCGATCCAGGCGCAGCAGGATCTGCTCGGGCTGAACGGTCAGCCGGCGGCAGACGCTGCCATGACGAACTACCAGCACAGCCCCGGCTATGCTTGGCAGTTCGACGAGGGACAGCGGGCGGTCGAGTCCAGCCAGGCGGCGCAGGGAATGCTGCGTAGCGGTGCGACGATGAAGGCGCTGGAGAAGTTTGGCAGCGGCTTGGCCAATACCGACTTTGGCCAATATTACACCCGGCTGAACCAGCTTTCGACGTTGGGCCAGAGTTCAGCGGCAGGCGCTCCTGTGGCGGCGGCGGCAGGTGTCGAGACAGGCGGGGCCAACGCGCAGAGTTCGATATACGGGAATACGGCCTCTGCGCTCGGCGGCACTGCCAACACGCTGCTGAACAGCACGGCAGTCCAGAACTGGCTCGGTGGTGGCGGCGCCGTTGACACGGCGATCGGTCGCGCGAATGGCCTGGCGCCAGCGTATACCCCGTCCTCGACCTACAGTGCTCCGATCGGGGTCGCCCCAGGACTGGGAGCGATATACTGATGTCCGGCACCCAAGTTTCCAGCTTCTACCCGGTCAACCAGTTGCTGGTGGACAACGCGCAGCAGATCTCGAACCAGTACGCGCCGCAGCGCAACGAGCTGTTCATCCAGAAGACGCAGCAGGAGATCGGCAGCAACGAGATCGAGTATGCGGCCCGTGCGGCGCAGGGACTGTTGGGCCTGGGCGACGAGGCGGCGATGGCGGCTGCGTATCCCGGCGCCGTGGCAGAGGCGCAGCGATACGGGTTCCTGAAGAACGCGCCGAGCGTATTTCCAGGCAAGGAACGGCTGCAGCAAATTGCCACAATGGGTGTGTCGGCCGAGAAGCAGTACGAGCAGCAGGGCGTCGCTGGTGACTATCAGACGTGGCTGCGGAATAGAGGTGCCGTCAACACTGGCCAGCCTGCTACGGGCGCGACAGTGGCGCCTGGTGCAGCTGCTCCGGCGAGCGACATCGAGGTTCCGGCACAGCAGCGTGCAAGGCTGGTCTATGACGGCATGATCAAACGCGGCGCTGATCCGGCTACTGCTGCAGCATGGGCGGCCAATGCGCTGCATGAGAGTGCGGCTAACCCGAGCACTGGGCCAGGTGATGGCGGCGCATCGCAGGGCCTGTTCATGTGGAACGGCCCGCGCCTCCAGGCATATCAGGCTAAGTATGGCCACGGGCCGCAGGGTGCGCCGCTGGACGAGCAACTGGACTTCGTGACGCATGAGCTTGGTGGTACCGAGGCGCCGGCCGCAGCGCGCATTGCCCAGGCTGGAACTGTCACCGACAAGGCAGCGGCGATCTCGCGGGAGTTCCTGCGTCCGAAGGACCGGGAGGGCGAGCAGCAGCGGCGGGCGGCGACAGCGCAGCAGCTTTTCACGCTCTGGGGTGGGGCGCCTCAGCAGGCCGCAGCACCGCCTGGAACTGGTGGCGGGGTGGCGACACGCACAGGCGGCACCAATGTGGCTGGGCCGCCTGGAACGGTTCCAGGTACCATCCCGCCGCCACCTGGAGCACCTCCAGGGACGGCTACGCCGGTTGCCGCGCCAGGGACAACCGGAACGCCGCCAGCCGTGCCAGGGGCGGCTCCAGCGGCGCCGGCTGCCACACCGGCGCCAGGGGCGACGGCACCAACCCAGCAGCCTCCTGCGGCTCCTGCGGGAATTACACCGCCTCTGCCGGTTGGGTCGGACGGATTGAATGAGCCGCAGCGTCGGGCGATCCGGCAGTTGGAGACGATCCGGCCGCGCAACCGGGCCGAGTTCGACGCGCTGCAACAGAAGATCGCCACGACGGAGCAGACCTACCGCGACCACAACGACACGGTGCAGCGGCAGTATCAGACCGACGTGCAGCAGGCGCAGCAACATGCGCAGACGCAGGCCAATGCGGCGGCTACCCAAGCGCGCGAGCAGGAGAGGCTTAGAATTGCGCAGGAGGAAGCGGAAGCAAAGCCGGATCGCGTCCTGGCGCGGTACGCCGACAAGATCACTAATGACACAGCCACGCATGAGGAGAGGCAGCTTTATTCGTTAGCTGCCCAGCACTACCTCAAGCCAACGATGACGTGGGGCGATGACCCGACCGACCCGAGCAGAAAGGTTATGGTCCAAGTTCCAGGTCAGATGCCATCGGGTTTCCCACATCCTGATTTCAAGCCAGGGCAGCAACCAGCGCAGCCTCCTACTGCAACAAAGGCACCTGACGTTAAGCCGCTGCCCGAGGCTGAACGTAAAGTGTTGCTCGATACCGCCGGAAGGCTCGACCAGGTCAGCGAACAGGTCAACACCTTCAAGCCTGACTATGCAGGGTTCACAAATGCTGCGGTTGGCGACATCGCAAATATGGCCGCACGCAACCTCCCGGCATCCAAAGTGGCGGTGGATCGGGCGAACTGGTGGTCCGATTATCAGCGATACAAACTGGCGGTGCGACAGGGCATTTCCGGTCAGTCACTCACAGCCTCAGAAATGTCTGAGTTCGACAAAGCCGACATCAATCCTGGCATGACGCCCGATGTGATCAGGCGGAATCTGGAGCATCAGGCCAGTGTTCTGCGCACCTCGCACGAACGGCGGGTCGCCTCGTTGGCAGCCGACAAATACAGCCCCGATGCGATCAGGGCTGCATCCGGGCTAGATCCTGCCAAGGTGACATCTCGACCGGTGGGCGCCCCAGACGCTTCACAGCCACAGAAAAACCCCTTGCCACCCGGCTGGACGGTGAAAATCCCATGACCATTGTCGCAGATCCCAAGGGCAACCTGTTCGTGCAGGGTGATGACGGCAGTCTGTCCCCCGCTCCGACCATGGTGAATGAGAAGACCGGCACCACGATGGTGTGGGACGGCGAGAAGCTGCACCCGCTGCCAGGCCAGGAGCCAAGTCGCATCGGCAGCGCGCTGCGCGGTGTGGTGCAGGGCGCCACGATGGGGTTCGGGGATGAGCTGCGAGCCGGCACCGATGCTCTGGCGCAGGGCGTGGGCAATCTGATCCATGGCAGTGACGGGCGTCCGACTATGGGCGAAGCCTATGACGCAAGTCTGGCGAAGAACCGTGAGCAAATGCAGATCGACCGGCAGGAAAATCCGGTCTCGATGATCGCTGGACAGGTGGTGGGCGGTGTCGGCACCACCATTGCCGGGGGTGCCGCTCTAGGTGCTGCCGGCCTCGGGGCCAGGGGGGCGGCGACTGTGGCCCCGTCCCTAGGGCGAATGGTGGGCCAGGGCGCGCTGACTGGTGCCGCTGCAGGCGGCGTTACGGGCTTTGGCGAAGGTGAGGGTGGCGTTGTTCCCCGATTGGAGGGGGCGGGCATAGGGGCGGCCACAGGGGCTGTTATTGGCGCCGGCACAGGGGCGGCTGCGACGGGTGCCAGTCGCCTGATTTCACCGGTCAGGACGCGGGGGCCACAATACGACAATTTGGTTGGCAAGGCGCAGGGTGAGGGCATCGTGCTATCGCCTGGCGAGCAGACCGGTAGCCGGTCACTCAAGATGGCTGAGACGAACCTAGCACAAATGCCATTTGCTGCAGGCCCTGCGGAGGACATGGCCGATGTGACAGCGCGGTCGGTCAACCGTGCCGTAGCAAGAAAGGCCGATCTAGATGCTGACCGGCTCCTTCCTGACGTTCTGAACAAACATCAAGCCAAGCTGGGCGGCGAGATAGACCATCTGGCGTCCACCAACGACATGCAGGTTAATGCGCCGTTTGCTCAGACATTGGGACAAGTACGGGCACGCTTGCCGCACATGAAAGAGGACGTAGAGAACGAGATTAACCGGCGCCTTAATCAGCTCAATAGCATGATCACCATTGATGCCAACGGCAATGCTGTGGTGCCTGGCACATCGTTCGTTAACCTACAGAGCGATCTACGTGAGGCGATCCAGGGTGCGAAAGGCACCGCACAATCCGAGTTGATCAAGTTCCGTGACATTCTGCGGAAGCAGATGGAATCCGGGATGCAGCCAGCCGATGCGGCGCGCTGGCGAGAACTAAACCGCCACTACGCGAACTTGTCGGTCATCAAGGATGCAATGGGCGACGCGGGTGCTGGCGTTGCCGAGGGCAACATCAGCCCCCTATCGCTGCGTCGGGCCATCGAGAGTTCGATGGGCAACGACGCTTATGCGATGGGGCGTGGCGATATGAACGACCTGGCTCGCATCGGCCAGAGTGTGCTGCGTAAGCCACCTGATAGCGGAACTGCCGGTCGGACTATCATCAACCAGTTGATGACGGGATCGGTTCATGGCGGCGTTGGTGGTGCCATTGGCACCGCGCTCTTGGGACCGATTGGCGGTGCTGTCGGTGGGCTTGTTGGGACGACGCTGGGTCCGCGTATGGTGCAGTCGGCGATGAACTCTCCCGTCGGTCGTGGCTATCTGACCAATCAGATGATGAGCCAGATTGACCCGCGTGTCGTGCAGGCGATTACTGCGGCTGCTGCGCAGCAAGGGGCACCGCGCAATGAACTAGGGCCGCGTTAGAGGCAGATGAAGGGGCCATAGCCAAAGCCAAACTTCATGACGAGCCACAGGCCGATGACGGCGCCCACCCAGTAGGCTATGCGTGAATCGACGAGTGCTTTCATGCGAGGGCGCCGGCACATGGCACCAGCTTAACCTGCAGCGGCTGCTGGAACTGCACGATGATCGTCTGGGGCGGCTGGTTACCCAGCCTGTAGCCCACCAGGCCGAAGCCCAGGCAGAACACGGCGACGGCCCCCACGATGTAGAGCGCTGCCTCCCAGGGTTTCATTGGACGGCCCATCCGAATGCGCGCAGCAGCTCGGGCAGGCGGGCGACGATACCAGCCACCACCATGCCAGCCACGATCAGATAGGGGTCGAAGCGAAACTTGCGGGCCTCGGCGCGCAGCTTCGGCTGCTCGGCAAGCAGCTTGCCCAGTTCCGCCTGGGTGCGGTCGATGCGGGCGATCTGCTCTCGAATATTGAGCTGGTCGCGCCAGTCGGCCGGAACGTCTATGCTGGATGTAGCCATATCGGTCCTCTCCTACAGGATCGTCGGTCAGGGCGCCTCGGGCTGTTCGTGCAGCTCAGGCGCCCGATTTGTTAGCACAGGCCGGTGTTCATCGTCATAGGCGTCCACAGCGGCGACCGCTGCCCTAATCGCGACACGCCATCCGAAGCCGCCCTTGAACGTGAGCGCCGCCGCAGCAATCGCTGTCTTGATCCGCTCACTATCGCGCACAGGCGGTTCCTCAGGCTGTTCCCAGGATGATGTTCGTCCCATGACTGGTTAAACCGCTGCCTCTCAGATCGGGGTTTGGTGCGACTCCATGTCGCGTTTTGCCGCTTCGGTATGCGTGCCAAGAACCATTGCCGCGTCCGCCACTCTCATCATCTGCGACCAGCATTCTGTCGGGAGCCGTGAGCCAAGCGGGTCTTTAACGAGACCCATAATCTCAGCAGCCAAGAGACGGGCCAATGCTTCCCGGCGCGCTTTGTGTCCCTCGGCCACACCATCGGTTGCCACGGCTCGCGCCATATGATCATTCCTCACCGTAGCTGGTCCATGCCGGGGAGCAACCCCATGCCTGAAACCACGCTTACCCCACCGGCTCGTCGGCGCGCTCCTCCTCCGGCTGCTCCTCGTCGGGCAGGCGCGCATAGTTCTCGGCCAGGATCGCTGCGATCTCCTGTTTGACCCAATCCGGCCCAGAGGCAGCAGCTTCTGCGACGGTGCCACGACCACCCACCTCGACCACCTCAGAGCGTTTGTAGAGCGTCGCACAGGCAGTGCGGAGTTTCCCTAGCCAATTTCTCCACTGTTCATCCGTCTTCCCGACCATCTTGGGTGGGCGCGGTGTAGCGGCGGCAGCAGCAGGTCGGCGGGTAAATTCGCCATCATCGTCCTCGTCTGCCAGCACGACGTTGAATACCATCGAGAGCAGATAGCGGCGCAGGTAGGTGATCGCCGATCCAACAGCCTGCACCGGGGTTGTTGCTGTGCGTCCGCCCTGCGAGCCGGCATTGACGGTCGGGGCGTCCAGATACTGCTCCTCGAAATATCCGTCTGCATGAGCCACGGTGCAGGTGATGCGGATCATCCCCTCGGACGAGGCTGGCGCGCTGCCGTAGCGCACGCTGAACCCGTGCCGCGTGTAGATCGGCCGCATGGCAGCGTCGATGGTTTCAAGGCGCGCATACCTGTTGTTCAGGTGGCTGTTTTTCGCATCCCGCACGACTGGCAGCATCTCGGATTGCGCGTCGGCCATTGCCGCGTTGAATGCGCGGCGCGACTGGTCGTGTGCGACATCGCGTTGCAGCCGTAGCAGCTCGCCGAATTTGGCAACGTCGAACTCTGGATTGTTCGCGGCCCGCTCGATGAACGACATCAGGGCGGTGTTGCCGTTGGTTGTGGTGACATTCATGGCTAGGCTGTCCTCAGCGTGATTGTTAAATCGTCCTTGTCCTGCAGCGCATAGCCGGGGACTTCCTCGCCGCGTCGCAGCGTCTTGGCGATGAGCACCTTGTCGGGTGCCGACCGCACGAAGGACGCCGGCAGCGCCTCGTTGGTGGCGATCTCGGTCAGCTCCTGTCGCCGGCTGATCGATGCGGTGTAAAGCGGTCGTTCACACTTTGGCAGGTCCACGACCGTCAGCATGCGGCGCAGGATGGTGCGGCGAGCCTCGGCCCGCGCCTCCAGACGCTTGATCCGTTCGCGTGCCATCTCGATCAGCCGGGTGGCGGCAACGGCCTCTTCGGCCAGGTCGTCCAGCACGGCGAAGAAGCGCGTCTCGCCCTCCAGGCTGTCGTGGCGCAGGCGTTCGTCTCCGTCGTCGGGCAGATCGGCAATCAGCCGCATTGCCTCGGACATTGCCTGCTCGATGCGTGCTGCGGACGGACTCACGCCACGGCATCCTCGAACGCGCCGATGGCGTCCTCGTTGACCGGTTCCGCCGGCCTGGGCGGGCGTCCACGGCGGGCGCGGGGCTTGCCGGACAGTGCGGCGACAAACTCCCGAACGGCGTCCAGGCGGGCCTGCAGGATGGCGATCTCCACCTCCAGGGCGCGTTCGTCGCTGCGATACCTGTCGAGGGCGGCACATGCGGCGGTTAGGATGTCGGCGTTGTTGTCGCTCATGGCTATGCGGCCTCGCGGTGGGTGCTGATTTGCTCTTGGATGGATGGCAGGATGCCGCCCTCGATCTTGTCGAGCAGGGTCTGTGCCTCCATCCGCCAGTGCGGTGCGCCGGTCACGGCGTTGGTCAGCGCCGCCACAAGCTGGCTGGCGCGCATCTCGGCGGCGACCATGCGTACGCGTTCATCGTGTTCCATGGCTTTCCTCCTCTGGTTCCAGTAGATCGATGCTTGCGTATGGCTCGCGCTCGCGGTCGCAGCATGGGCAGACGCTTGGCCCCGCGCAGATGGCGGTTTCTTCCCACTCCAGCGGGCAGGCGACGCATAGGTAGTGCGAGCGAAATACCCGGTAGGTTAGTGGCGTCCGTTCTGCCGGGTGATCAGCGGGGCGATCAGCCTTTGTATGTCTCTTAGTTCCGCCTTGGTCTGGCGAGCCAGACGACGCCGTAGCAGCCGACGCACAGCCTGATAGACGGCCAGCAGGGCCAGCATTGCCTCCGCCTGCGTAACTGGTGGCGGAGGCAGCGACATTTGTTGATTCCCCGGTTTCTACTGCTGGTTGTGCGGTTTGGGTTCTCAACCCGTTGATGGGATTAGGGCGGGCATTCTCTACCGGCGAGTATCTATGTTCGTGTGCATACGACAACGGATTGTCGCGTGCATTTCTGTCCGGATTTGCTCTGGACGCTTGTGCCGACGCGGTTACGGTGGACTGTCCGGTAGCCGACCCATGGCTTGGCCGGAACGTGCCGGCGCCGATGTTCCCAGGAGGGGCCGTATGCCAAATCGTGCCGATATCGGACTGCTTGGAGATTATGACCTCGACCATCTCTTACCCACCTCTCTTGGGAGGGAGTATTCGACATTTAGTCGAGGCAGTCAACCACTAAGTGTCGAGGATAGCGGTGCTAATTTCTACGACGACACGGCGGCCTGCGTTAAACCGCTATGTCCGTGTGATCGTCCATGTCTATGGTTTTTGCTAGTGCGGATGCGCTGCTGCAAGCTGGATGGCCAGCCGAGCCTCTACGCCTGATAGGCGACCCTCCAGTAGATATTCTCTGCTGATGCGGAGCTTTGCCAGTAGGCGCGTTGCCTCAAACATATCAGGAAAACGCAAGCCCCGCTCGTAGAGCGACCACGCCGAGTCAGAGACGCCTACCTGGTCCGCGATCTCGGCCTGGGTCATGCCTCGGGCCTCGCGGACCCAGCGCAGACGCAGGCCAACGTCTCGCATGAGTTGTCTGTCTGCGGTGGTGCGCTTAGGTCGTCCCATGCACGGAGTATGACTTCTTGTCGCGAGTCCATCCACTACCCCGGTAACCCCTTGCGCCTTGACTAAGTGTCGTCCATGCTGGCTGGCCATGCGGTCACATAGCGACGTTGTCGAGGCATTTGGCGGCTATGCGTTGCTGGCCGAGGCCATCGGGGTCCGGCCGGCGATGGCGTGTCACTGGGCGCGTCGTGGCATCCCGGCCAAGTACTGGCCCGACGTGGAGGCGACAAAGCGCGGCAAAAAGCTCGGGGTCACCGCCAAGCTGCTGCGGCAACTGCCCAAATCGGTTTGCATGGTGGCGGCCTGACATGACACAGGAATCAATCGGTCACCATTTCGGTGATGTCAAGACAGTTTGTCGGATTATCCGCCATCTGGTGACGATGTGAGCGGCGGCAATCGTCCCAGACAGAGCCACGAATGGGCCGATGAGACCACCGATCGGCTGCGTGCGTTGTGGCTGGCCGGCGCTACCACCCGCGTCATCGGCGCGGAGCTTGGGGTGTCGCGCAATGCCGTGGTGGGCAAGGCCCGCCGGCTCGATCTGCCACCCCGTCCGAACCCCAAGGGCGTGCGCCCTGGCGGTCAACTACCGCCACCACGGCCCCGGCCACAGCCTGTGCGACCGCCATCATCACCTCGCCCTGGCCTGGAGCCGCAGCAGAAATGCGCGATGGGCAGGCGACCGCCCGCACCGCCCCCGCCAGCGCCACCACAGCCACCAGCAGCGCCATCGTCCGATGTGCGGCGGTGCCAGTATCCGATTAGCGACGACAAGCCATGGCGCTTCTGTGGGGCGCCTACGGTTGGTGGCGGCCCGTACTGCCTGGCGCACCACCGAGCCTGCTATATGCCCAACCGCTATCGGCTGGAGGCGGCGGCATGAGCGTCAGCGGCCCGCGCTTTGCCTCCGGCTCGTCCCACCATGCCGGTCGCGGCCCCACCCCGCAGACCGTAGCGATGCTGGCGGCGATCGAGGCCGGCGAGACGCGGCGGGCTGTAGCGGCGCGGCTGGGCATGAGCCTCGACGCGGTGGACCAGGCGATCGAGCGGTGGCGCTATTCCCGGCCGGTGCGGCCGACGCAGATGCGGACGTGCCTGTGCTGCCGCCATGCGTTCGAGAGCGACGGCATGCGGCTGTGCAAGACGTGCAAAGAACGCGACGAGTTCGGTGGCCTCGGAGCCGTACAGATATGAGCGCGCAACTGCCATTCGGGATGCCTGGTGCGTGGGCGCATCGCGTACCGGTGCCGGCGGCGCGGCGGCACGATGAAAGCGACTTCCAGGCAACCGTGATGAAATACCTAAATCTGGCGCTGCCGCCGGATGCCATCGCACACCATTCGCCTGGAGAGGGGAAACGTACCAAGGCGGCGCAGGCGACATTGCGACGCTCGGGATATCAGGCCGGGTGGCCGGATGTGCTCGTGATCTTCCGGGGCAAGGCGTTCCTGATAGAGCTGAAAACACCGATTGGCCGCGTGTCGATGGCACAACGCGCAATGCACAAGCGACTGGTCTACGCCGGGGCAGAAGTGATGATCTGCAGAAACCTTGGCGAAGTGTATGTGGCTCTCAAGGAGGCATGCGTGCCGCTTCGGGCGGCACCGACATGATCGCCGCGCTGTATGTGCAGCATGATGGCTGCTACGCGAATCTGCCCGGTGTGGACCTGTGGCCCGAGGCACGCGACGCGCGGCTGTATGCGGGGCCATGGAGCGTGGTCGCGCATCCGCCTTGCCAGCGGTGGGGGCGGTTGGGCTTCGCGGCATGGCGGCGGTGGGGTGGTGAGCATAACCAGCCGGGTGCGGACGATGGGTGCTTTACCGCCGCGCTGGCGTCTGTGCGTCGCTGGGGCGGCGTACTGGAACATCCGGCTTATAGCTATGCATGGTTGGCACACGGCCTGCCATGGCCACCTGAGGCTGGCGGGTGGCAACGTGACACATTTGGCGGATGGTGTTGTCGTGTCGATCAGGGAACTTATGGCCACGCAGCGCGCAAATCGACGTGGCTCTATGCGACGATGGTGGACGATCTGCCGGATCTTCAATGGCGCCATGCGGTCGGCAGCCATCAGGTTGGCTACTTCGATCGTCGCGGCAAGGACCGAAACAAGCCGACATTGGGACGAGCAGACGCGAACGCCACGCCGCCGGAGTTCCGCGATCTGCTGATCGGCATGGCGCGGTCGGTGCAACCCGCACAGGCCGCCGCATGAGCGCGGGCCGGCACATCGTCGGTCGCTCGGTCCTGCCGCGCGCGGAGGGCTGTTACGCGGGCGACCTGGTGCTGTTCGGGTTCCGCTACTCGCTCGAAGTAGTGCGGTGCGGCGATGGCATCGAGGTCGTCGCGTACGACGGCCCGCCTGCTGGCGCGTACCGCATTCCGTTGTTGGATGGGGAGGAAGGGTAATGTTGAGCCGTGAACAGGCTGCAATCGCTCTAGGCATGCTGCAACGCGGAGATAAGCAGCACGACATTGCCGCCTATTTCGGTGAGAACCCCGGACGCATCATCGACGTGAAGTTTAAGCGATTGCCGCGCTATGTCGATCTCGCGCCAGCGCCGCCTGAGGCATTGCCGGTCAAGGCAGGGGGACATCCTTACATGACAACCACGACACGACTGTCGCCAGGGCAGGCACTGATCAACGACACGATGGCGCTGGCGGACCAGTTGCGGACACTCGAAGAGCTGATCACCACAACGCCACCGGGGGCGCCGAGCGTGGTGCTGTCGTTCTCGCCTGACCTGGCCCACGAAGTCCTCGAAACCCGCAACGACAACAACCGCAACAGCCGGCCGACCAAGATCAAGCGGTTCTCGACCGACCTGGTGAATGGTTACTGGATGCTGACCGGCGACACGATCAAGTTCGGTAGCAACGGCGATCTGCTTGATGGTCAGAACCGGTTGCGGGCATGCATCACCGCCGACGTGCCGTTGGTCACGCATGTCGTGTTCGGCATCGATCCCGTGGCGTTCAAGTATCTCGACACCGGCACCGTGCGCACCAGCGGCGATACGTTCAAGGTCGCTGGTGTGCCGAATTACGACATTGCTGGGAAGGCCACGCGCTGGCTGATGATCTTCTCGACCCAGAACATGGATCGGGGCATCTCCATCCCGAATGCCGACCTGTTCGAGCACTATCAGAAGCGGATCAATAAGGATGCGCTGCAGGCTGCGATCGGTGCGGCCAAGAAGGTGTCGCGTGTTATTCCGACCGGCTCGCTCGCGGCGATGCTCTACCTGTTCGACCGCAAGGACGCTGCGATGGCCAAGATATTCGCGCACGATCTGGAGAAGGAGATGCGTGGTGGCCGGACTCTGTTGACGCGGCTGCGCAATTTGCGGCGCGACAATGGCGGGCGGTTGAACGAGAAGTATGCCACGGCCTTTGTGGTGATGGGGTGGAGCACCTACCGGCGCGGCGAGACGCTGCGCGGTACTCAGCTCAAATGGACCGACGCCGAGCCGCATCCTGTGATCGAGTAGGAGGCGGCGATGCACGATGCGTTGCCATTTCACCCATTAGCTGCGCTGTTTCAGTTAACCGATGGTATAGCGTATGCGGCACTGGTCGAGGACATCCGCGCGCAAGGATTGCTTCATCCGATCGTGCTCTATCAAGGCATGATCCTGGATGGACGCAATCGGTATCGGGCCTGTCTTGATGCTGGCGTAGCGGTGCGGACGATGACGTATGAGGGCGACGATCCGCTGGGCTTTATCTGCTCCCTGAATCTTCGGCGGCGTCATTCGTCAGAAAGCCAGTGCGCGATGGGGGCGACAAGGCTGGCGAAACTACCCAAGGGACGGCCGGGTAAATCCGCACTAGTGCGGATTTGTTCAGAGGAGGCTGCCTGATGTCTGGTTACACTCAGGAAGAAGCGGCAAAGCTATTCGGTGTCAGCGTGCGTCTCGTTCAGTACGCCCGCGTCGTGCTCGACAACGCAGAGCAGGAGATCATCGCCGCAGTTGACGCCGGATATATGCACGTCAAGACGGCAGCGTCGATCGCCCGCCTGCCGCGCGAGAAGCAGTTGGCTCGCTTGGAGCGTGACCGGCGGAAAGCGGAAGGCACCAACCGGCACGAGGACGACTGGTACCGCACGCCGCCCGATTGCACGCGCGCATTGCTGAGTGTGGAATCGTTCGGAATGGAGGTCTGGGAGTGTGCTTGTGGTGATGGTGCGATCAGCCGCGAGCTTGAGGCGTATGGGCATAAGGTGGCCAGCACCGATCTGATTGATCGTGGCTATGGTACTGGCGGCGTGGATTTTGTGGCTGCGTCTGAGTTGTGGGCGCCGGACATCATCACCAATCCACCCTACGAGTTAGCTGATGAGTTCGCGCTGCACGCGCTGGACCTTGGTGTGAACAAGATGGCGCTGTTGTGCCGGCTGGCTTGGCTGGAGGGCAGCGAGCGGCACGAGAAGCTCTGGAGCCAGCGTAAGCTTGCCCGTGTGTGGGTGTTCGCGCCTCGGCAGACCTTGTGGCGCGGTGACGACGATTCCGAGGACGATGGCGGCATGACCGCCTATGCGTGGTTTGTGTTCGAGCGCGAGCATGACGGCGCTCCGACCCTCGGGTGGCTGTCATGACCGAGCCGATGCAATCGACCGAGCGGCACGCGACGATGGCCGACGATTTCCGCGACTACGGGCACAACCTGGCGTCCGAGGCGTACCACATGGGCGGCCAGTTCGATGATGCGCGGCGGTTGATGCTGTGCGCCTGGGATGGTTGGACCAGCGGCGAGCCGGACCCGCGTGAGGTGTTCCACGAGTTGATGGCGACGCTGTGGGCCATGACGATGTCGAGCGGCATCGAGGGCCTGGAGGAGCCGCTGGAGGCATTAGCCGATGAGATGGCCAGGAGACTTGGGCATTGACCGCCGCCCTGTCCTGCGACCGCTGTGGCCGCTCGCCCGTGTCTGCGGTGGACTGGCTGCACTGCGACGCGTGCTGGGAGGCGGTGCGTGCTGACGGCCCGCCAGTGCGGCTGCACGACTGGTCGCCGCTCTCGGACTGCTGCCTCGCCTGCGGGGAGCACGTCAGCGCGGCTGGCCCGACGTGCGAGCCGAGCACCGCAGAACCGGAGGGGATGGCGTAATGGCCGTTGCCGAGACTCGTTTCATGCCGCAAAATGCAGAAGGCCCCGGTGTTGGAATCACCAGGGCCTTGGAACTGCGCAATTGCCGCGATGAGGCGGCTGAGAGTGGCAAGCCGTCGCTGGCGCCATTCTCAGCACACCTCATCGGGCGAATCAAGAGAGGTGTGCCTGTGTCCCAAAATGATAACCCAATTGGTAGCCGACCGCCGTCTAGCTGGCACGATTACGCTGCGAGCCGAGATGCTGGCCATGACGATATGCAGATCGAGCTTTTCGAGTATCTGCAGGTCAATGACCTTGGCCCAAGGACCAAGCCACCCCGGTATCACCGCGATGCAGACCGGGTGTTCCATTTGGAAGGCGTGTTCTTTGAGTATCCGTTCACCCTTGGGGGACGCATCGTAGCATGGGGGGACATCGTCAGAGTATGGGTGGAGCAAGTTAGCAAAGGCGTCCCAGGACGCTATTACGAAATATACGAGATTAAGCCTGTTATCCACAGCGTCGGGGCGGTTGTGCGCCAATGCAAGTCGCTTAGGAGCGTGGCAAAAGAAGCAAAGACGGATAGGCAGAACACATATTCCACCGAACCCTTGGTAA